TTCCAAACTCTGGATTTTCTAATTTCTCTCCTTGACGTATATGGAAATGATTCATAAGATCTTGTTTAATTAATGCAATATCATATAAAATATTACTTTTATTAGCTGGATCAACTGTACTTAATCCACGATACGCCCTACTAGAAGCAACTGGTTTTTGACGATTTGCTGTAGTTACTCTTATTTGCTTATATAATTCTCTATCTGATATGCTCATAACTTACCCTATTGTTTTGCTTCCTTTTTAAATGGATCTGCTGTTGGTGTTAACGTTAACGGATTTACCGCTGTTATTACATTATCTCTATCTGTTAATACAATTTTAAATGCCAAAGGATTTAAATTTTCATGATGATCCCAAGGTTCATGCATTGGTACTCTTTGTGCTAAAGTTCCAAGTTGATTAAATGTTGGAATACCTGGTAAAATATGAGTATTAAGAGCTGTAACAATTTGTGCTCCAGATGCCGCAGGACCATTCATATGAATTTGTGGTGCAGTTTCTAAATGTTGTCCACCTGATTTAATATGAGTAGTTCCGCCTGAAGTAATTTTAGTTTCACCGTTTGTTTTGTATTCAGTACTACCTATTGTAGTAACCCATTGACTACCACCAAATAAACATTTAAAATTATTAAGCGTTTCTATTTGAATATTACCTTTACGTAATTTAGGTTCTCCATCTAATACATTATACGTTCCACTTGCTTTTAGATCTATATTAGCACCTGCTTCAATAGTAATATTTCTATCTGCTGTTAAATTTAAATCATTTCCAGTATGTACACTCATACTATCTTGTGCATACACATCTATTTTTCCATCTGACGTTAATTCAATCCATGCTGTTCCTTTTGAATTAGCAATATAAATTAAATCTTCTGTATTATGTAATAAAACTTGATGTCCTGTTCTAGTTCTTAATCTAACTAATTCATTATGTGGTAATTCACGCAATCCATCTAATTCATTAATAGATACATTAGCATATTCTGGTGGGCCGTCACTTGCTGGTGTTTTTCTTAAAATTTTATCATTGCCATCATCCATTACAAATGATGTACCACCTAGTCTACTTCTATGTGTATTAATAACTGAGTCAGTTAATCCTTGTGGTCCTTGTGGTGCTCCAGCAGTTTTATCAACTGGTCCTGGAGTACTAATTCCAAAGACTGAACTAGGAACTTCACGTCTAGCACTTGAAGTAGTTGTACCTCTAAACTCATCTATAAAATCTTTAGAAGCAAGACCTTGAACAACTAATTGATCAAGAAATCTTTTCTGATACGGTTTTAAAAATTTTGTTGGATCTTGTCCTACGCCTTTTTCACTTCTTCTATTATATTCAGCCGCCGGAATTTTTTTACCTTTAAAATCATCAGGTGTTCCATCAGTTGTAATTGTAGTTGATGCTTGTCCTGGCATAGCAAAATTCATATATCGATCTTGTACACATCCTAACCAGTAACATTGATTAGGATTACCTTCTGCAAAAATTACTAAAACTGTTTGTCCAACATCAGGTGGAATCATCCACCAACCATAACTTTGCTGGCTATGTCTATAAGTGTCATTATCAGTTACTGACCAAGCAGTTGTTTGTCCAGCCATCGGCGACAAATATTTTGCCTGAACAGTTTGTCCTGGTGTTGCTCCATCGTTACCTGCTGTAGTTTGTTTTAATAATTCTACTGTTAATGTACCCATAAAGTGTGGATCAAGATGACTTACAACCCTTGCTTCATATGGGCCTGGATTAGGAGCGACTGGACGGTCTTTTGAAATTTTATCTATTAATAAATTTAAAGGTAATGTCATTATGGATGCCTTCCTAAAAATGCACTTCCGGCTTGATCAACTTTTTTACCTGCTTCTTCTATTGCCGCGCCTGTACTCTTATCTCTATCTGCTTTCTTCTTCATTGCTAACTGTTGAGCTTGACTGTTTACTCTTGAACATATTAAATTTTGCTCAAAGCGTCCGCCTCTGAATTCAGATTCAATTTCTAAAACACGATATATTCCACTAAATTTTTCTAATTGTTGTGTATTTTTTGTAGCGTTATCAGATGCTTGATTAAAAACAACTATTCCATCGTCACCATAATCTAATGGTGTTCGAAACTCAATTTGTATAAACAGTGGTTGACGTTGATATACCATTTGGCCTCTTTCATCAACCATTTGGTCACCATGCCTATACGGACTATTATAATTTCCCATACCACTGTCAGTAATAAAATACGGATCGCCCCAAATTTTTAACTCAATATCTAACATATCACCACTTCCTGACATGATTAATGCTTGATGGAAAAGTCTAGCTATTTGTTCTTTCTCGTTTCCTGGTACGCCTCGCATACCTCCAGCCGCCGGCTGTATAGAAACAGCACCTACTGTTCTAAGAGGACCTCTAACATTATCTTCATCGCCTTCAGAGTCTTTATGAACTGTAGAATTAGAATTCTGTTTTTCAGCTGTTGCTGACTTACCTGCTGATACTATATCTACTTGATTGCCTCCTTTGTCAACTGGAGTAACTGTCATAAATCTATTTTCAAAATGCATATCAAAATCTATAATGTCTTTATTCTGTCCTGTGTAGATATAATTATATTCTTTAACAATGTTGTTTTTAATTATTTCCATACCAATTGCTGGTTCAGTTGGCTTTTCTATTAATCCCATATTAACTCTATATGGTATAACCCTATAAACATATAACCGTGGTTTACGACCACGTGTTACTTCTGCTTTCTCTACTGGAATATTAAATACCTGACCTTCAATTCTAAACCATTCTTTAGATCCATCTTCTGATACTGCTCTATTGACTAGGTTTCGACCAAAGTCACTAATTATAACAATTTCTTCAATAATTTTATTAATATGTGTGTCTTTTGAAAATTTAATTTCTCTATTAGTTTTAGAAATTTGAATAGCTGACATTTTATGAACTTGTTTGTTTATATCATAAATTATTCCTGCAGGGTTTGGTGCTTGGCTACCATCTTGTAAACCATCAAATACAATTTTTGCTTTACCAATAGTATTAATATTTTGTTGTTGTACAGCATCTGTTTTCATTGCTTCGCTTAAACGATTTCTTTTTATTGAAACACCTAATATATGTTTAGTCCATTCTTCAAAACTAAACCCTGGATTAGCTTCTTCAACATTAGCTGAATCTTTACCTTGCACAAAAAATCCTAGTCCGTCTGCTTCAGTTATATTTCTATCAGAAATATTTGTATCTTCTTGTTTTGCTTCTTTTTGAGCGGCAGATCCGTTACTTTCTTGTTTTATAGGAAATATAATTATATATTCATCTGCAAAAACTCTCTCATTATCTTCTTCACGTTTTAATAAATTTGTATTAAGAACAGTTGTTAAACTTTGTGCTCCAGACTGTAACATTTGTTCTACAGTTTCTCCTGAAATAGATACATCAATCGGAATTTTTTGAACTAGATCTTTCCAGCATAACATATTCCAAGCATAAGCGTCTATTTCATACTCAGTGCCTCGAGTACTTACTGTCATATTAGATTGTGAAAGTTTAAAAGGTATATGCCTTTCTGTCTCGCCATCTATATTTGAAAGACGTGTAAGTTCTCCTATAGACTCAGTAAAGTCTGAACCGCCAGCAGTCTTGGGTTCTTGCAAATAACCTACCCAGTCTATTGAAAGTAAAAACGGAGCTTCTTGATAATTTTGATGACCGGCACGCCTAGCGGCTACTTCTAATGTTTCTAACCATTGTCCCATACTATATGGTTCAATTATTTTAAAACTAAAGTCATTAACATTTGTTAGTCTGGAGTTAGGACTCGGTGAAACGGATTGTTTTAAAGTTATATCTTCTATAAAGTATTCTGTTTTACCACCAATAGCTTCTTCCATTGCTGTTGTTGGTACTATTCTTCCACTTCCTTGTTGACGTAGAGCGTTTATGCCTCCTGCTGATTTAAGAATTACGTGCTTTGCACCATTTTTTATATATGTTCCATCAGGATCAGCAACTTCTTCATCAGTTAAAACACCAATCGTAAACACATAATTGGCACTAATAAATCTTTCTAATACATTAGGTCGGAATCTTTTAGCAGGAACTATAAGCTCGGACATCTGAATTGTATTTTCTCCTTGCTCTAACCCAATGTCTCCTTCTGTAAGATCAACTGAGCCAGTTGACCCGTTACCTATACTATCAAATTCAGAAGTAACTTCACCATTTGCATTGAGTATCTTATTTGCTTCAGTTTTAACATTGCCAACAAGGTTTTGTGTTTCTCCTGTAACTGCTGTAATTGTTTTATCTGCTATGTCGGATACATTATTATTAAATGTTTCTAAAGTTTGTGTAGCTGAATTTTCAAATTTTTCAAGTTGTGGAACACCGCCTTCAAAAGAATTTTCAAACTTTGCTGTTATATTTTCTGCATCCTTTGAAATAGTAGCACCAAGTGTTTGTTGGACCTGAATAACTGAAGGGTCAAGAATCTCGCTTGATTCAAGTTTAGTTTTTTTTAAAATATTTCCAAGATCAAACATGATGTTATCCTAATTCGCTTTTAACAGCCGCCGCATTAGGCAAAAGTATTTCAACGCCGGCCTCAAAATCATAAATTGGATCTTCTATAACATCCATATTACGTTGTGCAAATATCCACCATAACTTTGGATTATCATATAAATCATAAGCAAGTAAATCTGGTCTATGATTATATTGAGCACCTATAATATAAGGTACGTCATCATTAGATGCCGGTACTGGACGGATTTGAAAATATCCTAATGCTGTACCATTGGATGTATAGCCGGTCTTTGCCCACGGAGATGATGCACTTGGCATTAAATAAATCCTCCTGTGTTCGGACCAACATAACCACCTTTAACAAACTTTTCAAGACTGAATGATTCAACTGCACGTCTGCTGTAAAGAGGTTGTAGTGTTACTGAAAATAAACTTTGTGCCGGTGCCCAGCTACTCTTTGTAGCTTTTGCATCGCCAGGGGCTCCCATAGCTGTTGACTGAGTGTTCTTAGGAATCATTGGACCCATTACGCCGCCAGTATATTCACCTATTGAAGTTGAAATATAATCAACTTCTTGTGGCATATCAACTGTAAACTGTACAATAACTACAGGAACATCATTAAACACATAATCACCATAACCGTTTAACTTAACTACTGGTGGTGGAGCACCTTGATTTGGTCCGCCGCCTCCATAAAACATTTTTGTACAGCTTCTTAAATAATGCAAAGCTGATACCCAGTATTGAGCTTCAATTCCATTTTGTACAAAAAAGTCACCTGTAATAACTAACTGGTCCACTTGTGAGTTAGAGTAAATCTGGAACGGATAATTAGTATGTGTAGGGGCTAACGCATTATAACTTGCACTATGACTTATTAACACCGCTGGAGTAAAAGGAAATACAAGACCGTTTGTTTTTATTAACGGTTGGAACAATTCCGACTCAGTTTTAAAAGGTTCTACATTGGGAATACTTAAACGCACTCGCCAGTCCTGTTCTTGGGCTTTTGGAAAACTTCCTGTTGCCGATGATTTAATTGGACCTTTCGCTCCCGCTGGTAAATGGGCTTTACGAGATTCTTTCCCAAACCCCTTTGCACTTGTAATATTTTCTGCTAACGTTTGGGCTTTCCGAAATTGTCCTTCTAGCTCTTTAGATGATGGCAAAAATTCATTTGCTTTATCAAAGCCTTTTTGTATATTGCTCGATATTGTTTCAATGATGCTCATTTGGCTATACTCCTACAAGTATTTAGTTGACTTTATTAAGTGCATAGTTTATAATAAGACTTTACTATGGAGAATTATATGAGAAAAGTGAACTATTTGAACAACAGAGATCTACTAGCAGAGATCCATAAGTCAAAAAACACATTTAGCAGTTTCACAGATGATACCTTTAACCAATTTGATATCATTTTACCCAGCATTGAGAAGATTAATATACGTACAACCGCCGAAGCAAAGCGTAATAGAGCCAAACGAATGAGTCAAAAGGACTATGAGGCACGTAAAGCCAATGGTGAAAAGGTTAAACAAGCTGAATGCGATATAGATTATAAAAAAATAAACAAAACAGAAGTGATCTTTAGAGTAATGATGTTTGATCACATACCTGACGACAAAGGGCGTAAAAAGAAACCTAAAACAATAGCTGATACTAAAGAAAAACTAAACTTTCCACCTTTTCAGCATTATAAGTTCAACGAACAAGATGAATTAGTGTGTGTAGGTAAAAGTCATTGGGTTGGTGGTATGGAAAACGGTTATTATGATAAAGGTTGCGGCCAAGCAACAAATAAACTAGCTATGATGTGGATGAAGCTATGCGAACGATACGCAACTAGGGGTAATGTTAGAGGTTATACATATAATGACGAAATGAAGGGTCAAGCAATCTTACAACTTGCACAAATAGGCTTACAATTCGATGAATCTAAATCAAATAACCCATTTGCATACTATACTGCCGCTGTTACAAATTCTTTTGTTAGAATTATTAATATTGAAAAGAGAAATCAAAACATTAGAGATGATATTTTAGAAATGAATCATATGAATCCATCATTTACAAGACAAAACCAAGGTGTATGGGAACGTGAACAGGCTGAACATAATAAAAAATTTAAAACTGACACTTCGAAGAAAGAAGGAGTTGACAAATAACAAAATATAATATAATATATGAATAGAGGTAATAAAAGTGTTTAAAAAGGCCGCCGTCTTTACGGATATACATTTTGGATTGAAGTCAAACAGTAAAGTACACAATGATGATTGCGAAGAATTTATAGATTGGTATATTGACCAAGCTAAAGAACGCGATTGTGAAACTGGTATCTTTATGGGTGACTGGCATCACAATAGAAATAGCTTAAACATCACCACGATGGATGCTACTATACGAAGTTTGGAAAAACTTGGTAAAGCATTTGATCAATTCTTTTTCTTTCCTGGTAATCACGACTTATATTATAAAGATAAACGTGATATTCATTCTATAGAGTTTGGTAAACACATTCCTGGCATTACTATTATCAATAAAATAACAACAATGGGCGATACTACATTAATACCTTGGCTTGTAGGTGACGAATGGAAACAGATTCCAAAAATTAAAAGCAAATATGTATTTGGTCACTTCGAACTTCCAACGTTTTATATGAATGCTATGGTACAAATGCCCGACACTGGTGAACTACAACCTGATCATTTTAAGAATCAAGAGTATGTATTCTCTGGACACTTCCATAAAAGACAAGTTAAAGGTTGCGTTAATTATATAGGTAATGCTTTACCCCATAACTATGCTGATGCTTGGGACGATGAACGAGGTATGATGATATTAGAGCACGGCGGTACTCCACAATATCTCAACTGGTACAACTGTCCTAAGTATCGCACAGTTAAACTATCAAGGTTATTAGATGAAAAAGAAACATTAATTAAACCAAAGATGTATTTGCGAGTTACTTTAGACTTACCTATATCATATGAAGAAGCAAGTTTTATTAAAGAAACATTTATTAATGAATACAAATGTAGAGAAATTACACTTATACCAAATAATAAAGATGACGAGATTAATACTGACATTGATATTACAAAATTTGAAAGTGTTGACCAGATTGTTGCTAAAGAGATTCAAGCTATTGAGTCTGACAACTACGATAAAGCAAAATTACTTAACATTTATAACAAGTTAGGACAAGACCGTGATTAAAATACAAGACCTAACAGTTAAAAACTTCATGAGTGTAGGCAATACTACACAAGCAATAAACTTTAATAAAGATCAGTTAACTCTTGTTTTAGGTGAAAACTTAGATCAAGGCGGAGACGATGCTGGTTCACGTAATGGTACAGGTAAAACAACAATAATTAATGCATTAAGTTATGCATTGTTTGGACAAGCCCTTACAAACATTAGACGCGACAATTTAGTAAACAAAACTAACAATAAGAGTATGTTAGTTACTTTAAATTTTGAGAAAAACGGAGAAAAGTATCATATTGAAAGAGGCCGAAAGCCTAATTTACTAAAATTCTCTATTAATAATGAAGATCAAGAAATAACTGACGAAAGTCAAGGCGATTCTCGTAAAACACAACAAGATATTAATACATTACTAGGTATGAGCCACGATATGTTTAAGCATATACTGGCATTAAACACATATACAGAACCTTTCCTAGCATTAAAGAACAATGACCAACGTGCTATTATAGAACAGCTATTAGGTATTACTATATTATCTGAAAAAGCAGAGCAGTTACGTGAACAAATGCGTATTAATAGAGATAAGACTACAGAAGAGAATGCAAGACTAACTGCTATTCAAGATAGTAATGAAAAAATTAAAGAAAACATTGATCGTTTGCATAGTAGACGTAAGGCTTGGATAGCACAAAATAAAGAAACGTGTAATAAACTGCAAAAAGGAATTCATGAATTAGAACAACTAGACATTGACAGTGAACTAGAAGATCATGAAAAGTTATCTGAATGGACAGATCTTAATAAGCATCATAGGAATCTTACAAAAGAATTAGCAACTGTTGAACGTGCATTAGAACAAGCAGATAAAAATGTACAAAAGATAGGTACTGATCTTGATAACTTAGAACACG